GCAATCTTTCACAGATTGACTTAGATATTAGGGGTATTAAGTCTTTTGATATACTAAAAACCATGACAAACCGAATACCAGCCGAACTTCACTTGGTGCATGGAACTAAAGCCGCCCACAAAGCGGGGGTTTTGCCCGACCAAGTTAAACGCAGAGTGCCAAAGGCTGAATGGTTGGACAACCCAGACGCATGGGACAGAAATAAGTTTATTAAAGAAACTTCAGATTTTCTTTGGGAAACTTATGGCATTGGCTCAGACCAAGACAAACATATTCTTGGCGCGTTGGCTATGCAGTTGGAGATTTATATTTCTTGCATAAAAGGAATCCAAGAACAGGGAATAGTCACAACTTTTAATTCTGGACAGACACAAGGTATAAGCCCTTTCTTAACTGGCGCAGACAAAGCCTTGTCCCGTGCAGTTGTGCTTATGAATGAACTTGGGCTTACACCTAAAGGTCGGCTTGCTACCAACAAAGTTGAAGGTGGCAAATATTCCAAATTGTTAAATGGACCATGACCTACGAAGACGGGATTCTTTATGCCGTACAAGTTGTTAAGGGTGAAATCCTTGTTTGTCAAAATGTACGGCTTGCGTGTCAGCGATTTCTTAATCAACTCGAAGACCGAAATTGGGGTTGGGAATTCCATACAAAATATGTTGAACATTTCTTGGAATTTGCATCCACACTAAAACACACCAAAGGTCCAGACGCTGGCACGGCTTTAAAACTTCAGCCATTTCAAGTTTTCATAATCTGCGCCATTTACGGGTTTCGCAGTAAAAAGAATTTAGCCAATCGGATGGTGTCGGATGTGATTATTTTCATTCCGCGCAAGGCTGGCAAGTCAACGCTGATTGCGGCAATTGGTCTATACGAATTGGTTTTTGGCGAAGCGGGTGCAGAGGTTTACACATTGGCAACCAGCCGCGACCAAGCATCAATTGTGTTTAATGCCGCATCTGGTTTTGTCGAATCTATGCCATCTGATGTAGCAGACTTATATAAGGTTCAGCGAAATCAAATAACCAAAACTGGTGATGCCCAAACAAAATTTAGGGCGTTGTCCCGCGACACCAAAAAATCGGGTGATGGTATGAACCCATCATGCGCGATCATTGACGAAGCCGCCCAGATCGTAGATAGAAATTCCATAGAGGTTATATTTTCTGGAATGGTCGCACGGCAAAACCCGTTGCGGGTTTATATTACAACCGCTAGTTTCACCAAGGAAACCAAATTCTATGAAGACATGAGCATTCTGGAATCTATGCTGAAAGGTGATGTGGTCGACAACCCGCGCTGGTTTGGTTTACTGTATGGACTAGACCCACAGGATGATTGGCGCGAACCATCTTCTTGGATGAAGGCAAATCCCATGCACGGGATTTCTGTTTATGACGAAGCCATTGCACAACGCGCAGAAGAATCAAAACATAAGCCAGCCGCATTAAATGAATTTCTTTGCAAGACCTTAAATATCTATGTAAGCGCAAATTCTGCTTGGGTCGACCGCGCATATTGGGATGATGAAAGATGCGCGATTGTTGGAGGGCGCGAACCAGAAGCGGTATTTATTGGGTTTGACTTGGCGGCAACCCGTGACTTAAACGCAGTCTGTACGCTGAAGCGTTTTGGTGATGATGACTTTGAAGCGGAGTTTAAATTCTTCTTGCCAGAAGATGGATATGCCCTTATACCCAAGCACTACGGGGATATTTTTAGGGTTGCCCGACAGTCTGGGATTCTCCATGTGACCGAAGGCAATGTTATGGATGACCGCGAAATTAGCGACTACATCATTGCCCAATGCGCCAAATATGATGTTAAGGAAATTGGCTTTGATGCTTATAACGCGGCAAGCCTAGTGGCTCGGCTACATGATGCTGGCTTGCCTGTGAAAAAGGTTGGTCAGGGCATGGCGGTATTAAGTAACCCAAGTAAACATATTGAAAAACTGATAATGAACTACGGGGTTAAGCACAACGGCAATCCCTTTGTTGGGTGGCAATTGGGCAACTGCGAAGTTTACGAAGATGTAAACGGCAATGTAAAAGTCAGGAAAAACGAAGCCGACAAATCCGCAAAGGTTGATGGCATAATATCTTTAATCATAGCAATGCATTGTTCGTTAGATAATCCTACAATGTCAGGGTTTGGATTCAGAACCTTTTAAGGGGAAATCATGGGAATGTTTGACATATTCAAAAGAAAAGACAATATTTCCAAAGAATCTAATACGCTATTTGGTCAGACTGCGTTAGGTAATAACATTGTTTATCAGGGCAACAATAAAGTCCCGACAGTAAACACGCAGATTCTTTATGTCACAACTGCCACAACAACAACTGCTGGCAGACCAGTTGACACAACATTACTTACCCGTAATAGCACAGTCATGTCTTGCGTGGCGGTCAAAGCCCGTGCATTGGCGCAGTTGCCAATTAAGATCATGGCTTTGTCTGATGATGGCACTTATGTAAATGCATTGACAGATGAAAGCGTTGCAGAGCGAAATAAAACAAAAGCCAAACAAGTTTATTCATTACTGACCAACCCAAATAACTTTCAAAGCAGTTATGAATTTTGGTATCAATGGATGATGTGGCATGAATTGCTTGGTGAAGCCTTTACCCTGTGGTGGAGAAAAGACCAAAAAGATTCAATGCAAACCCCGTTGGAAATGTATGAAATGGACAGCACACTTATTGCCGTTCAGATTACGCCAACCCGTTACCCAAGTTATCGCCTGTCTACGCCTTCTTATGGGTTTAGCAAAGATCAACCATTGGAATCACATCAAATCATGCATTGCAAGGATATGGCATGGCAAGGTTCTGCTGGTTTCAATAAAGGCATTTTGGCGGCAGAATTGGTCGGTCTAGACCAAGACATTGACTTATATGCAAACTTTGTTATGCTTAATGGCGCAAAGCCTTCTGGAATGTTTATTACTGAAAATGTAATCCCAGATGGCAAATATAAAGAAATTGCGGCACGATTAAAAGAAGCGTGGTCTAGTATGGTTGGCAGTCAACAAACCGACCCAAGCAAAGTTGGTCAGGGTATGTTGCTAGATCAGGGCATGAAATATGAACCTTTAAAAATGTTGACTTTGCAAGATGCAGATTTGGCTAATTTAAAGATGCAAACTATGAAACGGATATGTGGCTTATATGGCGTACCGCCAGCCATGTTGCATATTGGCGATCAGAAATACAACAATACACAGACAATGATGGATGAATTCTATAAATCCACAATGTATCCAATCATTGTGAATGTCCAGCAGAAATTGAAACAGTCTTTGCTAAAAGGCTATCCCAATTTGTGCGTAGAATTTGATGTGCAAGATTTCCTAAAAGGCGCACCACTTGATCAAATGAACTATGTGGTTGCTGGTGTAAATGCGGGGATACTCACGCCTAACGAAGCGCGTGAATATCTTGGCAAATCAAATATGGATGGTGCAAATGAACTCAATTATTCAAAATCTGGTGACCCGATTAAAGGCAGTAGCCCTCAAGATACGGGCGGTGGTGGCGGGAATCAAACCAACAAAATGAACATTGGCAAATAAAATTGTCCAATAATTTTGATTTAATGGTAGCATTGCTTACAAAATACAGACACAAATCTGTCCCAAATAAGCGTGGCAGACCATTGACTACAATAAAAGACATAGATCGTACTAAAGTCAATGAGGTAATCCATGACGCAAAACTTAATGATGGTATGCGAAGCGAAATTGGTTTTGGAAAACCAAGGCAACGCAGAACCGACAGGGAAGATTGAAGCCGTTGTAACTACATGGGGTGCGCGTGAAGGCGCAGATGGTAGGCGTTTTAACTATCAGCCAGAAGCCTTTATGGATTGGGCAGAAGCCTTTTCTAAAGAAGGTCGACCATTGCCAATGTTTGTAAACCATGATGCTGATTCAATACCAGTTGGCGAATGGACTTCATTTGAGTTTGACGATAAAAACATGACCGCAGAAGGTCGCATTTACATGAACACCACACAGGGTTCAGACCTTTACCAAGTAATGTGCGAATCACCAAATATGTTTGGTGGCGTTTCAGTTGGCGCGTATGCTGAAGAATTTATGATGGTCAACGCAGATGGCGAACCCGACCAAAGTGATGAAGCATATTTCCAAATCACCAAAGGCGGTTTGCGTGAAGTGTCTGTGGTGATGTACCCAAATAATCCAATGGCAGAAGTGCAGAAATTAGAGTATTTCCGCGCTGATGGAACTGCCGATTTAAAAGTTTTGGAACGGGCATTGCGAGATGCAAGCCTGTCTAAAAAGGATGCGGTCACAGCCGCATCTATCTTCAAGAAAGTTTTGGAATTGCGTGATGCATCCAAGCCTATTGAAAATGCGCCCCAACTGAGCGACTCAGATGTGGATGTGACCGAAGCAGAGATTCTCAAAGCCTTAAATGACCGCGAGATTCTTAAACAACTCAATACCCGACTGAAAGGTTAATCATGTCAAAAGAGATCATTGAAAAATTAGACGCAATTGAAGCGGCAAATACCGCCAAGATTGAAGAAGTAACTTCACAAGCACAAGCATCTGTGGAAGCCGTTAAAGCGGAATTCCAAGAATTAGTTTCTGCTTTAGAAGCCAAAGTAGCATCTGTTCAAGCACCAGCAATCATTCGCGCCCCACATAAAACTGTTCGCGGTGATGTGAATCGTGCGGTGAAAGAACAAATTGCCTCCTACTACAAAGGTGGTCGCAATGTTGAAAAAGAACTGAAGATGTTTGAAGACGAAAGCCAGTATGGTGCATACATGGCTGAAGCATCTGCATTGACTGCTGGCGGTAATAACCAAGGTGGTAGAACTGGTTATGACCCTGTGTTTGTTGCTTTGCGTTTGGCTAACCCAATGCGTGGCATTTCTCGCACAGTTGCAACTGATGGTTCTTCTTATCAGTTCCGCGTTAAAACTGGCAATGCTGGTGCGGCATGGGGTTACACCATTCAAAACAATGGCGCAACCACAACTGAAGACACTTCAATTTGGCAATTAGTTTTGCAAGACTTGAATGTGCAATTTCCAATTCGTACAGCCGCGCTAGACGATATTGATGGTTTAGAAGCCAATGTGGTTGACGATATGCTGGTTGAGTTTGCTCAATCAGAAGCATTGTCAATGGTGCAAAACAATGACCAAGCCGCACAGTCTGGAACTAATCCTTATGGTGGTACTAACGGCTTGCGTGGTCTTGACCAATACGCTGGTGCAAATGCAACCTACGCTGGTGGAACAACCTCTACTGCCGCTTTTGGCTCTAGCGGTACTGGCTCTAGCACAGGCTTGCATAGCCTTGCAACCTACGATCAGTTGACATCTAATGTAAACACAGTAGGCGCAAACGCAATTTCATACAAAGATGTAATTAACACTATGTATGCATTGCCACAACAATATTGGACTGCCAATGCTAAGTGGATGGTTAACCCAATATTGGCTCAAGCAATTCGCGGTCTGCAAGACACTAATGGTCGACCAATCTTCAATTCAATGGAATCATTGAATCCAGATGGCATCATTGGTCAGATGTTGGGCTTTGATGTTGTGATGAACAAGTATCTTGACAACCCATCACAAGCAACTACTGGCTCTGCTGGAACTACAAGTTTGTACCCAATGTATTTTGCTGATTTCTCAAGATTTCACACAATCATTGATCGTTTGAACATGGTTATGCGTAGATACGACCAGACAGCCCCTGGCTTTATCACCTTCTTTGGTGAAAAGCGTTTGGCAACTTCTGTGCGTGACCCTAACGCTGGTGTTCGCTATCGTTCAACTGGTACTGCGACCTAATCGTTGCCAATTGGTGGGGGGTTCGCCCCTCACCTTTTTTCTGCAACCCAATTTGGATAAACAAAATGACCATCACCGAAAAAATCCTATCAGGCATTAAGCAAACACTAGAGACAGGCGATCAAGTCAAAATTGATTTGCGCGAAGCGTCTGCAATCACAGGCTCTGGTTATGGGGTTGGTGGTCGCACTTATTTTGATGATGCGTTTGCGGCTTTGCGTTTTGCAAACCCAATTCGTCAAGCGGCACGGGTAATTCCCGCACAAGGTTCTGCGGTTCAGTTTGTTGCTAAAACGGGTAATGCCGCAAGCCAAACTAATCCTTGGACTTATACATTCACGCCTAATAGTGGCACACCAAACACAGACACAAGCATTTGGCAATTGCCTACTCGCGTGATCACGGCACAGTTGCCAATCCGCACGGCAGTAATGTCAGATGTAAATTATTTAAACGAAACAATCGTTGAAGATTTAGCAATGGAATTTGCGTCTATTGAAGGCGCATCTATGATTCTTAACAACGATCAATCTGGAACTACCACTACTACAACTGGTGGAACAAATGGCTTGCGTGGTTTAAATTACTACACAAGCGCGGGAACTGCGGCTTACGGCTCTAGCGGTTACGCAATCACAGACGGCATTCATTCCATTGCAACTGTTAGTCAGGCTGGCGCATCAATTGCCTATGATGATATTGTCAATCTTTGCAATGCTTTGCCAGCACCTTATTGGTCTTGTATGGGCAATGCATGGATGATGCATCCAAGCACTATCCAAGCCCTACGCAAACTTAAAGGCTCTACTGGTGGCGCACCAATGTTTGCTGAGGTAGGGGATGATGATGGTGGCGCGGTTACTTATATCTTTGGTTTCCCCGTTATTCCTAATGCCAACATGGAAACTATTGGGGCTGGTAAATTTGCAATTTATTTAGCCTGTTGGAATCGGTTTGTAACTATTGCAGATGTTGAAGAAATGACTGTGCAAGCAATGGAACAAACTCAGGCTGGCTTTATAACCTTATATGCTGAAAAGCGCATGGTCAGTTCTGTGCGTGACCCGTTTGCTGGTGTTCGTCTAGTCGGGGTTTAATTATGTCTGTTGATCAAACAGGCTTCTTAAACTATGGCGCACCAACGCGCAATCCTTTCAACTATGCAAAGGTTGAACAGATTGCCCGTGATCTAACAACGCCTTGGTTATCGCTGGATGAAATCACCCAACAATTAAATTTGTTTGATGACACCAGCCAAGCAGACTACCTATATGGGCTGGAATTAGCCACTAGACAGGCTATTGAAGACTATCTGGGTATGTCTATATTCCCAACCAGTTATCGCGTCTGGTACAACATAGCAAGCCTGTATGGAACACCTTTAACGCTGGACTTGCCAGAAGTCAGCCAAAACTTTAATCCGACCCAATCGGGAGTTACTATCAATGCGGTTAAGTATTGGTCAGATGCACAACCGCCTGTTTTATATACAGTTTCAGCAACGACTTACTACTATGACCCGTCTGGTAATAAAATTGTTTTGCAGACCTTGCCGACAAATTTAAATTCCAGCATGACAAGTCCTGTGTTTTGTGAATACACAACTTCAGTAAATCCTTTGTCTGCTTATCCTGTGATTAAGCAAGCGGCACTTTTGCTTTTAACCCATCTTTACAACAACCGAAGTGATACGACAGACAGCCAGTTAAAGAATATTCCTTTTGGCGTGTCGACTTTGTTGCGCCCCTATAAGCCATTGGTGATGTAAATGGCAATAGCGCGGTTTGAAAACATAACTGTGAATAGCCTAACCTTTGGTAAAAGTACCTTTGGTGAGCAAAGCACAACGCAGACCTTATGGTTTCAGACCCGTGCGCGTGTGCATTCGGTGGCTAACAATGTGAAGATTTCTGAGAAATATCGCGTGTATTCTGACATTGTGGATTTCACTTTGAACTACACGCCAAATACTAAAACAATAATTGACAACCAAAATCTTTATTCCATCAACTGGCGTGGGTTTGATTGGCGCATTGACAATGTGCGGGAAGCGGATGATCGCATGACAGTCAGAATCCTTTGTGTTCGCAATGACCCTGTGGTGGCGGTGTAATGGCACAAATGAACCCCGTTCTATACGGCAAGGCAATCCAGTATCAGTTGGAACAGATTGTTACGCCTGTGCCTGTATATGCGGCTTTTAACCGCAACTTTGCAACTCAACCCAAATTCATTACTTGGAATCTAAGAAATGTCCATCAGCCTGTTTACACGGGTATATATCAAGGCGTAAAAGGAATTGATACCCCGACATTCCAGATTTCCATATTTACCCAACTGATAGAAGATGGTTTCACAATCAGTAATTTGATACTACAATCATTGCACGGGTATAGCGGTCTTTTAGGCGGTTCGCCCAATCAGGTTTATGTTTCCAAAGCAGATGTGCAATGGTTATATAACTCATACGACAACACAGACAAATTGGCGCAGATTTTTCTGGATTGCACAATTGATGTACCAACATAAGATAATTTCACAAACTCTTTTTTTGAAGGAAAATCAAAATGGCACTACCCGCTAAAATTCTTGCTGGTTTCTCAGCAACGCTATATGCCCAACCAAGCGCAACCCCAACGCCTTTGACTGTGGCTAACCTTTCTGTTTACGCAAGCGTAAGCGCATTGGCAATTTCTGGCAACCTAGTGCCTGTGGAAGCAATTCCCGCATTTGGTCAAGATGACGCTATGGCATCTTTCTCAATTGCTGGTTCACGCCAATCCGACAAAATCCCAACGCAATCTGCACCTACTAGCATGACGATTACTGCCGCATGGAATCCAAGCGACACAGTATTGTTGTTGTTGCGCGGTGATGCTTATAACGGCATGATTGACCGCACCTTTGTTATCTCTGCTACTGATGGCACAGGAATCGTTAACTACGCTTTCAATGGTCGCGTGGGCGAGTGGCAAATTGATAGTCAGCCAAACGCTGAAGCCAAAGTAACTTTTACTATCCATCCCCGTGGCAATCAGTACGGCTGGACTGCAAGCACTTAATATGTCTAACCTAAAAGATGTGCTGGCGGTAATGGTCAGCAGTTATTCCGACCTAACCCTTTTAGCAAAGGGTCAGGTTGTGGATGCTAATGAAGTTGCACAAGCAATCACAAAGGCAGACCCCGATTCAGCCGAAATGGTTGCATTACAAGCCTTGGCTAAATGGAATCCTTTGGCAACTCAGGAAGCCTCACCAGTAGAACAACCAGAAGAATAAATGCAAATAAAAGACTCAAACGATCTGCTTGGCTTTTTGGTATCGCAAGCCGACACGGGAAACAAGCAATGGTTTGGGTTTTTGCAACAAAAGATTATCGGCATTACGCTGGCGCACCAGATTGCCGCCAACCATGCGGATAAGTTAACACCATCCCAAATTGTTGATTATGTAATTGAACTTAACAACGAATTATTCCAACGGGTGATTAGCAAGAAGGCTTGATATGGCTACTTACAGTAAAGTTGAGGTAACTGGACTGAGTGAAGCATTAGCCGTATTTGATGAATTAGCAGATGAAATAGGCGATAAAAAGGCAACCAGCAAAGTGCTAGTGCCAGCCGCACGGGAAGCCATGAAACCCGTTCTAGCAACTGCAAAACTACTAGCCCCTAAAGACACAGGCGATCTTGCTAGAACATTGCAGATTGAAGCGCGTAGACCTAACAAACGTGACCAGCGTTCTAAGTATGCAAGCCAGACTGATACTGTCATTGCTCTGGTGACAACTAAAGCCTTTCCTAAAAAGAAACGCCAACAGTTTTATGCAGAAAATGCTTCTTTGTATGCGTCTGATAAAACGGCTTATAGAAAGAAGTTTAAAGAATATGCCGCATCTTTAAACATTCCTTATGACGCTAGGGCTATTGCACAGGAATTTGGTTCTGCTCACAATGGCGCACATCCATTTATGCGACCAGCATTAGAAACAAATGCAACTGCCGTGGCTAACAAACTTGGTGAGATAATCGGAAGGCGCGTTGAGCAATTCAGGGCGAAAAACATTAAATGATAGGTAAAAGACATGACAAAACTAGCATCACTTCTTGGCTCTCAATATGAGGGCAAACGCAAAGGCTTATTTATTCGCCAGTTTGAACTAGGCGGTTATAACTTTAAAGTCAGAGTGCCAACTTTGGCTGAATCGGATGCCATGTATGAGCGCATTCAGAATCCCAAAGAAGAAGATATTGCGGTGGTCTATGATCAGATCGCCAAACCTTTGGAACAATACAAAGACCAAGAAACTGAAGAATTTAAGTTTGTTGATAACGACATTTTGGTAAATGGTCGGTCTATGCGCGAGACTGCCAAACTAAAGTTAATGACCCAGAACCGCATAACTGAATTTATTAAGTTGCTTATTCCAGAAAACGAAGCCGATTCATTAGCCGACTTAACTTATGAAGAAGTAGAAGCGGAATTTCCAATGACTGTGCAGATCACTTTAATTGAAAAGATTTCAGAAGCGATTAGTCCAACCTATAAGGAATCAAGGGGAAACTGATTGGCTCATTGAAGAAACAAGTTGAAGTCGCAATGATCTTCAATGGGCATACACATGATTCACTTGCAGACATAGACGATATAACAATGGCACAAATTCAAACAATGTATGCAGACGGGTTGATTGGCAATCGTGGGACATTGGAAGTTTTGGGGTCGTTAACGGCTGGCGTGTTTAATTACATGAGACAGGCAAATTCCAGACCTTATAAACTAGCCAACATTTTGGGTAGCGCGTATGATTACATCTACCCGCCACAGAGCGAACAAGATAAGAAAGCCGCAGTAAATAATAGTCTTCTGGCGTTTATGACCCAAGCCCCAGATTTCAAACAGGATAGGTTCAAGCATGGCTAATACGATTGCTAGACTAGGTGTAAGACTTGGCATAGATAGCGCGGAGTTTTCCAAAGGCATAGAAGCCGCCAAAAAAGACCTCGCATCATTTGCGTCAGAAGCAAAAAATTATGCATTAGTAGGCGCAACTGCATTTGCCGCAATGACCTACAAAGCATTGGCATTTGCCGATTCAATAGCAGATGTTGCCAAAGCCAATGACATTGCTATCACCACAGTTTTAAAGTTAGGCGAAGCATTAGCGCAAAATGGTGGTGATGCAGAAAATGCTGGAAAAATATTAAATGCTTTTACAACATTTGTAGACAAAGCGGCTACTGGTTCTTTTGAAGCACAGCAAGCATTTAAAGAAGTTGGAATAAGTCTCAAAGATTTAGGCACTTTGAGCATGGAAGAATTGTTTGCTAGAACATTAAAAGGTCTAAAAGAAATACCAGACCAATTAACACGACAAGCAAGGTCTTACGAAATACTTGGTAGAGCAATGAAAGGCGCAGAAGTTGCTGGCGTTGCTGATGACATGGAAAAAACTAGCCATGTATCAAAAGAACAAGCAAAGAGCATTGAAGATGCCGCTAAAGCATGGGATATGTTGCATAAGATTACGCATGAAGTATTAGTAACTTTTACTGCTTTTGTTGGAACGCCAGCATTAAAGTTTACGCAATGGCTTGAATCCTCATTACATGAGATAGACAAACTTTCAGATGCGTTTACGAATTTAGGTCGCAACATGAAAATGTTGATGGACTTTTCTTCTGCATTTGGCTTTGCTATGTTTGGTGCAAACTCAGAAAAATTAAAACAGTTTAATGATGAATACGCTAAATTTAAAAGAATACAGGAATTAGGTAAATTTGATTCTGGCTCTGGTGATGGTTGGGATGCTACTAAAGCAGATGGTTCACAAAAAAGAAAAACAAAAGAAGGCAAAGACCCAGAAGCCGCTAAAGCAGAAGCATTAAGACTAAAGCAACTTCAATTTAATATTCAGCAACGCCAAAAAGAAGGTAAAGAAATTGCTGATAATAATAGACGCATACAAGAAGCCTATACCTCAGAAAGTATTAGGCAAGATAACCTTGCTAGATCATTAAAAGATGAACAAGAAAGATTTGCATTAGGTTTGCAATTTAGACACATGAGGGTCGAAGATATTCAACTTAGTATAGATTTATTAGATATAGAACAAAGACGCAACGCCACTATTAGAGAAATAAGATTAAATACTGATTTAAACCTAGACGCACAAAACGATCTTATAGATAGAGAAAACAGATTAGCCACAGAAGCAGAGCGTTTTGCAAGAGCAAGAAAAAATGTAGCAATGGAAATGCGAGAAGCCTCAGTAGGAGAGGGTTTTAATAAAGCAATGGAACAGTATTTCATAAATGCAAAAACGCAAATGGAAAATGGTGGACAAATGTTTCAAGCAGTAATTGGAAACATGGAAGCGGCTTTAGATAGGTTTGCTAGAACAGGAAAATTATCTTTTAAGGATTTAGCACGAAGCATTATGCAAGATATGTTTGCTATACATTTAAAAGCGCAAGCCTTGCAAATATTTAAAGGTATAAGTAATGCATACACAGGGAATGCAACTTCAAATTTATTTCAAGGTAGTGCAAATTATTCTGGTGGCTTTGGAGGTTATGCGGCTGAAGGCGGGGATATATCCGCAAACAAAACTTACGTTGTGGGCGAGCGTGGTCCAGAATTGTTTGTGCCGAAATCATCTGGCACAGTCATTCCAAACAATATGCTTGGGTCAATGGGTAGCAATCAGGCAAGCGTTGTTTACAATGGTCCATACATAAACAACATGAATGCAATAGATACAAGAACATTTGAAGATTATTTATACGCTAGTAACAAAGCGGTGTGGTCTGCTAACCAATACGCAAACAAATCACTTGCTATTGGACAGGGGAGAACGTAATGTCATTTCAAACAATAATAAACATTCAGCAAAGAATGAATGTAAACAATCGTAGGGTTGTGGGTCAGCAAGTTAGTCGTGGGGGTTATGTAACAACCGCACAGTATTTAACTGCCGTGCCTTGGGTGTTTACAGTTCAACCTCACGCCTTTTTATACTATCCGCAAGTGCGTGATGTAATACAGTCAATAGACAACGCAGACAGACAAAACCCACAAAACATAACTTTTAACACAGACACACTTTCATGGTTTACTGCATACCAAGGAAATCTTACAACGGGACAAGCAAATGCTTTAACGCTATCTGCTGTACCAGCCGCAAACTCGCAAACGATTAGCGTAGGAAATTTGCCATCGGTAGGCTCTACAGTAATAATTTTTAAGGCGGGAGATTTTTTACAACTTGGCTCATATGTTTATAAAGTAACGGCAGAAGTTTTGCGTGGGGCAACATCTACAGTATCAGTAAATTTGCATAGACCCGTAATAGGAACGCCAACAGTAGGAACATTAACAGCCGTTGGTAGTGCGGTTGTTTTCCCTGTAGTAGCAGAAGTATGCCCAACATATACGCTTAATCCTATGACTAATGGCGCGTTTGTTGAATGGACAGGAGAATTTGTGTTTAGGGAATACATAATATGACAACTATTAATGCAGTAACAAGTCCATCTATACGTCATGCCGAATTTGTAAAACTTAGCATTGGAACATTAGGCTCTCCAACAACTGTGTATGCATTTTGTAATGCTGGTGCGGCTATTACTGTAGACGGCACTTCCTATACTAATCTTGGTTCTTTGCTTGGTGTGGGTGATGTGCAAAGAGACATTAAGGCTACAAGTGACGATATGACTGTTACTCTTACAGGCATAGACCCAGCCAATGTTGCTTTGGTTTTATCGGCAAATATTAAAGGCTCTATAGTAGAAATATTTAGGGGATTTTTAGACACTAATAATCAAATAATTACTACGCCTACGCAACAATTTTTTAAACGCTATCAGGGCATCATAAGCAACGTAAGTATTAATGAATCTTTTGATATTAAATTAAGAACACGCATAGCAACTTGTTCTATATCATCATCAAGCATGAGGAGAGTTTTAGATAATAGATTGGCTGGAGTGATTACAAATCAAAATTCATGGCAAACTTTTTATCCTAACGACACTAGCATGAATAGAGTGGAAGTTATACAAAGTACGTTCTTTGATTTTGGTGCGCCCGTTAAACAACAAACACAAACAAACGCTAGTGCAGAATGATAAGAAAAGCAACAAAATATGATTTGCCTTGTCTTGTAGAAATGATGCGTCATTATGCAAATGAATCGCCAACACAAGCACAAAACAATTCAAAACAAAACAACGCTACTTATGTGCAAGATTTATTTTTTTCCTTAATTGTAGGAAAGGGCTTTATTCTTGTAGATGAAAACCTAAATGGTTTTATAGCCGCAATAAAAATAAAAAACATATGGCGACCTACTGTGTACGAGTTACATGAATTAGCGTGGTGGGTAAAGCCAGAAAAAAGGAATACAACATTAGGCGGCAGATTGTGGACTACATTTAATGAAACTGCTCATGCAATGCTAGAACAAAAAGAAATAGATATGATTTGTTGCACAAAGATGGCAACAAGCCCAACTATTAATTACGAAAAACGCGGCTATAAATATCTGGAAACCAGATACTTTAAGGATGAACTATGCCAGCAACTCTAATAGCGTATGCCGCAACAATTACTATTGAACAAATCATAGTTTCATTTGTTGTTAACTACGCTTTGTCGTATGTTATGAATGCAATATTTGCAGAAGGTGGTGGCGCAGTACCGCCAGAACCAACCGATCAAGGCACTAGGCAACAGATACCTCCATCAACTGCAAACACAATCCCAATCGTTTATGGCAAAGCATATTTAGGCGGCACATTCGTAGATGCGGCATTAACTACCGATCAAAAGGTTATGTATTATGTTTTGGCTGTAAGTAGCATTTCGCCAACTGGAACATTTACATACGACACATCTGATATGTATTTTGGCGATAGAAAAATTGCTTTTGCTGGTGCGGGTAATCCAGCAGTCGCAAGTCTTGCAGATCAAGCAATACCGCCAAATGTAGACACAACAATTGCTGGCAATTTAGAAATCTATTTGTATACATCTACTACTGCTGGCGTAGTTAGTGGGGCAAATACTGCTTTGATGCCGTGGGATGTTATGGGCGCGTCATCAGGATTAGAAGCAAGTCTAAGATGGTCAAGCACTAACAGAAATATGAATGGGTTGGCTTTTGCTATTATTAAACTTACATATAACAGAGAAGCAAATACAACACAACTTACGCCCGTGACATTTAACGTCACACAAAACCTCAATGGACTTAATAGAGCAAGACCAGCCGATTGCTGGTATGACTATTTAACTAATTCAGTTTACGGAGGTGCAGTAGATGCAACTTATGTTGATACAACAACTAGAGATGCATTAAACACATACTCTGATGAACTTATTACATACATTCCAAGCGGTGGCGGTAGTGCAACGCAACGCAGATACACTATTAATGGAGTAGTAAATGCTGGTCAGAATGTTTTATCAAATCTTAGCAAAATACTTGTATCGTGTGATTCATGGATGGCGTATAACCCGCCTAATGGAAAATGGTCAATCGTAATCAATAAGGCGGAAACAACCTCTTATTATTTTGACGATACAAATATTATTGGTGAAATACAAGTTAGTTGTATTGACATAGCAAGTTCAATAAATAAAGTAGAAGCCAAGTTTCCAAACAAAGATAACAAAGATCAATACGCCTATGTAAATGTGGAAACACCAGTTGGGCTTTTGTATCCTAATGAACCAGTTAATAAATATTCTTTAACATTAGATTATGTAAACAACAACATACAAGCAACGTATTTAGCAAATCGTATGCTTGAGCAAGCAAGAGAAGATTTAATTGTTAATTTTTCTACAACGTATTACGGCATACAAGTTGACGCGGGCAATGTAATTGCTGTAACTAATAGCGGCTATGGTTGGAATAATAAATTATTCCGCGTAATGAAAGTAAATGAAATAGCCTTAGAAGATGGAACGCTTGGTGCAAAACTAGAATTGAATGAATACAATGCACAAGTTTTTGATGATATAAGCATTACGGCATTTAGCCCCGCGCCTAATAGCGGGTTGCCATCACCAATTTATTTTTCTGCGTTAACCGCGCCAACTGTAACTTCGTCTGCACCAAGTGCAACTGTTCCAACATTTAATGTGCAAGTAACAATACCTACAACGGGTCGAGTTACTTTTATTAATCTTTTCTACACAACATCTGCAACGCCTACGGCATCAGATTGGGCAAGCCTAGCCACATTTGAAAATCCAAGTTCTTTGCCGTTTACAAATGCAACAACTGTTAATTTCTTAAACAATTCATTGCCATCAGGAAATTATTACTTTGGATACCTAGTCGGCAACGATATAAGCCAATCAGCAATTAGTAGTTTAAGTAGCGTCTTTGCATGGTCACCCGTAGGCGCGGGATTGCAAGTTGCTACTGTATCTTTGTATCAATGGCTTGCAACAACACCAGCATCTCCAACGGGCAATTCAACTTATACATGGGCTACTGTTACAAATAGCGCATACACAGCCGCAGATGGATGGGAAGTTGCAATACCAACAAACCCTTTAACTGCGGGTTACAAATTATGGTCAGCAACTAAAAACATAAGTGCGGCAGTAGGAACAGCAACTACAACTATAAATTGGACAACTGGTTCTACTTTGGCGGCATTGTCTATAAACGGGTCGCAAGGTACGTCTTCGCGTATTTGTTTTGCAAGAGTACCAAGTAATCCAACGCCAGTAAGCGGAACGATTACAACAAGTGGCGGGGCATCTTTCCCTAGTGGCGCAGAATCATTGGCAACATGGGGATTTACCGCCACATGGGTGGCAAGCGACCCAGACCCCTCAAGTACCAATTCCCTATTTCAATCAGAGGGCTTATACAACCCAGCAACAAACACTACGGCATGGTCTACGCCATACATCAGTAGTTTAAAAGTTGGCACATTGTCAGCAATTACAGCAGACATGGGAACGCTTACTGCGGGTGAAATTATTGTTGGTACATCTCCAGCAGTAAGTGGCAACACAATGACGGGTACGGGTACGCATTTGTATAGCAATGGAAGATTTGTTATGGGTAACGCCACAACAAACATAACATTTAATGGAACAAATGCATATCTAAATGGCTTTACATCATTAGCACAAATATATGGCTCATCAACAACAACAGAATATTGGACTGCAAACACTCAAATTTATGATCAATACACAAGCCCAGTAACTATTACAAACTCTGGGTCAAGTGGCTTTGATAGCACTAAGCCCATATTTTTATTGTTAACTACGCAACTTGGTTTAGGTTGCACTACTGCTGGTAATAGCGCACCTCCAGCACTTGTCGTACAACAAGCATACATAGAATATTCTTACTCAACTAATAATGGTTCAACTTATACGGCATATACAACATTTGGTTATCCAGCCAGAATTAAGTCTATTTCTGCAAACTACACAACCATATACGGGTTTAATAGAAACTTTATAAATAGTGGTGCATTTAATTTGCAGTTTGATATTGCCGCACAAGCCCCGTCAGCAACTAATATTAGATACAGAATATGGCGAAGGTATATTGCCTATGGTGATAATTCAGCAACAACAACTGGTTATTTTGGTGGTGTTGTTATTGCACCTTCTTTTACAGAAGTTGAAACATACTTTAATGCGGCAACATTAATGATCTTACAAGTAAAGGCATAAGATGAATTACTCAGCACTTGTCTATCCAAAACAAACAACAATAAACTTTACGCAACCAGAAATCCCGCAAGGCTATTTGTATGCTTCTTTTCAATCAGTTTCATGGAATTTGTTGAGCGAATTGGAGATTGACAGGACAGAATTTTGGACAAACGAAACAGGCGAATACACATTAGAGCAAGCAACAGAACTTGCAAACTCAAATGCATCCGCAAGTTTTAATTCGCAAAAAGCAAAAGCGTTGCTGGCTGAAACCGATTGGTCAGAAATTCCTAGCGTGTCTGCTTTGACAAGTACGCCACGACTTGTTAACACGCAAGAATATATTACATACAGAGTGGCATTGCGAGAGATTGCAATAAACCCCACGGCTGGCTACATTGCGTTTCCAGTTAAGCCATCCTCTGTTTGGGCTTGACCGCTAGGTTAAACTACGGCACAATACAAACAAGACAAGACATCCGAACCTTGCGAGTACGCGGGGCGCGTCACAACCTGAGAACAGGGAACTGTCATGGCACTATTTTCTAAGAATACCCTTACGCAAGTGTCGGGGTTTGACAACCAGATCATTTCTGGCGAACTTGTTTACAACCAAAAAACCTTTTGGAATTTAGCCCTTGCAACTGATGGCATACCTATTGATTTAACTGGCGTTACTATTGACGCACAGATTATTCGTAGGCAGATTTCCAACTTAATTGATACGCGGTATGGACTAAGTTTTGATATTGCGGATTACACAGTATCAACGCCAACGGCAGTAAACCTAACCATTTCTAATCGTGTAAACGCATCAGGATTGTTTACTTTAGTCATTGATGAATCTACTTGGTCAGTTATTTCTACAGACCCACAATTAGACATTAACGCAACAGACCCTGTAGCGTTTAGTGGTCGCATCAAATTAAGTTTTCCTGTGGCTGGAACAAACCCCGCGCAAGACCAAATAATTTTCTTGTTGTTCTTGGTTCGTTCTGATGGTGTGGTGAATTGATATGTCTATACAAGTCACAGTTGTTAATGAAAACAACATTGCCGTTGAGGTAACCCCTACTGCCACGCAAACAATTAACATTGATCGTGGTTTATATGGTCCTAGCGGTTTCTCTGGCTATTCTGGTGCATCTGGCTATTCTGGGTACTCAGGCATTAGCGGATTTTCAGGTAGCGGCATTAGTGGTATCTCTGGTTATTCTGGAATAAGCGGTTTCTCAGGTTATAGCGGTATTGGTATAAGTGGCTATTCTGGTTCTGGAGTTTCTGGTTACTCTGGTTTTAGCGGAATTGGAACAAGTGGCTTTAGCGGGATTTCTGGCTACTCTGGTTTTAGCGGTTCTGGAATTTCTGGTTACTCTGGGATTGGCGTTTCTGGGTTTAGCGGTTTCTCTGGCTATTCGGGAATTGGCTCATCAGGCTTTAGCGGAATATCTGGCTATTCGGGAAGTGGCATAAGTGGATATTCAGGATTTTCTGGTAGCGGCATTTCTGGTTTTTCTGGATTCTCTGGTGCTAGTGGTCAGCAAGGTGTTTCTATTACTATCAAAGGTGAAGTTGCCACAGTTGCAAATTTGCCAATGGTCGGCAACCAAGTCAATGACGCATACATTGTTGCGGATGATGGTAACTGGTGGATTTGGAACGGCACGGCTTGGTATGACGGGGGACAGATTGTTGGTCCACAGGGCGCAAGCGGTTACTCTGGTTACTCAGGCATTGGCACAAGTGGTTATAGCGGATACAGCGGTTTAGCAACTTCTGGTTACAGCGGGATTTCTGGTTACTCAGGAAGTGGCGTTAGCGGCTATTCAGGCTTTAGCGGTAGCGGTGTTTCTGGTTATTCTGGAAGCGGTATAAGCGGTTATTCGGGAAGCGGAATCTCTGGGTATTCAGGCACAAGCGGTTATTCTGGAATTGGCACAAGTGGATTTTCTGGATATTCTGGAAGCGGTGTAAGCGGGTATTCTGGCTTTTCTGGTGTGTCTGGTTATTCTGGTTCTGGCGTATCTGGTTGGTCTGGATTTTCTGGCATATCTGGGTTTAGTGGTATCTCTGGCTACTCAGGCATATCTGGATATTCTGGACAATCAGGCGCGGCTGGTTTGGGTGGAACAGTTGGGGCTTATGGTTCTTTCTATGACACAACAAACCAAACAACAACTGCCAATACGCCAACGGCTGTCACGCTAAACACAACGGCTGGCAACAATGGTGTAACCCTCATATCGGCAAGCCAATGGCAATTTACTAATGCTGGAACTTATAGCATTACCTATTCCATACAGTTCACAAACCACAGCACGGCTTTGGGGACTACGCAAGTTTGGTTAAAGAAAAATGGAATTAATGTTGTTGATAGTAATACACATTTTGATGTGCCAGACAAACAAGGTAGCGCATATTCATCTGAAGTTTTAACAGTTAACTATGTTTTAAATGTTTTAGCAAATGATGTGTTTCAACTTTTCTGGGACACAACAAATGCAAATGTCTACCTTGAAACTCTTGCTGGCAATGCAACATATCCATTAACGCCTTCTGTAATCTTGACTGCTACGCAAGTAATGTATACCCAAAGCGGGTATAGCGGCACAAGCGGATTTAGTGGCATATCAGGTTTTAGCGGTCTGTCGGGATATTCAGGCGCATCAGGCTATTCTGGTTCAGGCATTAGTGGTTATAGCGGCTCTGGTATCTCAGGCTATTCTGGAAGCGGTTTGTCTGGTTACTCAGGCACATCTGGCTATTCAGGTTCAGGAATAAGCGGCTATTCAGGAAGTGGCATAAGCGGGTTCTCAGGCATTTCTGGATACTCAGGTTCAGGCATAAGTGGATTTTCAGGTAGCGGCATTAGTGGTTATTCTGGTATATCAGGATATTCTGGTTCTGGTATTAGCGGTTACTCAGGCACAGACGGCACATCAGGTTTTAGCGGAATTTCTGGCTACTCTGGTTCTGGTGTAAGTGGCTTTTCAGGCTTTAGTGGATTTAGTGGGATAAGCGGATTCTCAGGAATTTCTGGGTATAGCGGTTCTGGTGTATCTGGTTATTCAGGGTCGGGCATATCTGGATTCTCAGGCTTTAGTGGATTCTCAGGAATTTCTGGGTTCTCTGGCATATCGGGTTATTCTGGTTCTGGCATTTCTGGCTTTTCTGGTTTTAGCGGTATCTCTGGATACTCAGGCAGAAGCGGTTATTCTGGTAGTGGCATAAGTGGTTACTCAGGATTTTCTGGAATTTCTGGTTATTCTGGTTCTGGGATAAGCGGCTTTAGTGGTTTTAGTGGCATAAGTGGATTTTCTGGAATTAGCGGATATAGTGGTTCTGGCATATCGGGTTACTCTGGTAGAAGCGGATACTCTGGAAGCGGCACAAGCGGCTTTAGCGGATTCAGCGGAGTATCAGGTTATAGCGGTTCAAGCGCGGCAAGTATTTCTATAACCAATGACACAACAACCGCAACAAATGTTTATCCAACTTTTGTAAATGCAACAAGTGGAACGGCAAGCACACTTTATACTGGCAATGCAAAACTTTTGTATAAGCCAAGCACGGGTGAATTGACTGCGCCAGTTCAAATATCAAGCAACGGCATTAACATTAACAATGCAACTATAAGCACAAGTTATACGATTGCTACGGGTAACAATGGATTGTCTGTTGGTCCTGTCACAGTTGCTTCTGGTCAATCTGTAACAGTATCTAGCGGTCAACGCTGGTTAGTTTTGTAAAGGATAACTATGCCCTACGGCACGATTAACGCAGACAAGATGACAACCTCAGACGGAGTGAGTTCGTCTGGTTTGTATGGGTTTAAAAATAGGCTGATAAATTCCGCAATGGTGATTGACCAGCGTAATGCGGGGGCTAGTGTTACGGCTACGGGGTCTAATTATTCTTTAGACAGATGGCAGATGTTGGCTTCTGTAAGTTCTAAATTTACTGTTCAGCAATCCTCAACTGCGCCATCAGGATTTACAAAATCTTTATTAGTCACATCTTCTGCGGCAACCTCATTGGGTGCAACAGACTATTACCTCATTACACAAAAAATTGAAGGTTTTAATACGGCAGATTTAGGGTGGGGTGCGGCTGGCGCATCTCCTATTACTGTTTCTTTTTGGGTTCGTAGTTCTTTAACTGGAACATTTGGATTTGTTGTTAGAAATGGTGCTGGTAATAGGTTATACCCCGCAAGTTACACAATAAGTTCTGCGAATACTTGGGAGCAAAAATCTGTGACTATTGCTGGTGATACTACTGGAACATGGTCTACTGATAATAGTATTGGTGTTGAACTAGATTTTGGTTTAGGTGTTGGCTCTACTTACAGCAACACAGCGGGAACATGGACAACTGGCGGTCTTGGTACAACAGGCGCAACAAGCGTAGTCGGCACAAATGGCGCAACCTTCTACATCACAGGCGTACAACTAGAAAAAGGCAGTACCGCAACGAGTTTTGATTACAGACCTTATGGTACTGAGTTGGCTTTGTGTCAGAGGTACTGCTGTGTAATACCCGTAAACGCTTCTGGTGTTGGAACTGGAATTATTGGCCCTTGGGGTGCTAATTACAACGCAACAAATGGTCGAGTTTGGTACAGCATGCCAGTAACAATGAGGGCAACACCATCTGTTTCTTTAAGTGGAAACCAATATTCTATTATTGGCGTAAATGATGTGTCAACGGGAACAAATAATAACTTTCATTATTCCAATCAAATTATTAGTTTTGATGGGACAAGTCTTTCCACTAGTTCGGCAACAGGACAACCACTTTCTTATCGTGGTGGTGGTTTAATAACAGCGGAGTTATAGGATGTATAAACTTTTAAAAAACACGCTTAACGGGGAAATTTATTCTGTTTTAAAAACAGACACTAACACGGCTATCCCATTTGACCCCGCTAACACAGACTACCAAGCCTATTTAAAGTGGGTGGCTGAAGGCAACACGCCTACTCCCGCAGACGAAGGAACACAATAATGGCGGCACTAATCCCATCAGCAAGCGCAACAGGGTCAGGAACAATGACCTTGGCTGGCCCTTCTACAAACTCTAATCAGACTATCACGATTCCAGACGCTACTGGAACAATGATGGTTAGTGGCAATATGCCAGCGTTTAGTGCTTATGCAAGCGGTAATCAATCGATTAGCAATGCTACATTTACAAAACTTCAATTCAACACAGAAGAATTTGATACTGCAAATTGCTTTGATAACGCTACAAATTATCGTTTTACACCAACTGTCGCTGGATATTATCAAGTAAATGGTGCTGTGTTATTTGGTGCTATTACATCTGCAAATAGTTTTGTTGGTATTTATAAAAATGGAAGTAGATTTAAAGATGGTAGCGGGTCATCAACGGTTTCCTCTTATAGTTATATGTCGGTAAGTGCTTTGGTTTATTTAAATGGCTCAACGGATTATGTTGAACTTTATTGTTATCAAAGTTCTGGTTCTGCACAAAATACTCAAGTAAGTACGCCAGCAAATCCATATTTCCAAGCCGCAATGATTAGGGGCGCATGATGCTATACGACAAAATAAAAACCCTATACCCAGAACTTACAGACAAAGACTTCATGACTGTAATCACATTACAAAACGACTCTGACGGCAAAGGCGATTACATAGCCAAGTGGGAACACCCAACCCTTGCTAGACCTA